TACTTCAACAACAGGCACAACGACGATTATCACAATCACCATGGCCACAACTTCACAGACAGAAGCAACTACAGTCGCTACAATCCCGATCGAACTGATTTCAGTTTCTAGTCCGATCCAGGCAGGTGACGAAGCTGCGGTTACAGTCAAGGGATTGCCTAAAACTAAATATTCAATTGCGGTTTTCTATTCAAGCGGACAGAGTGAAGCCACTGGACTAGAATCGAAAGTAACTGACGAAAACGGCAAGGTGTCATGGACTTGGTCAGTCGGCTCCAAAACAAAGCCAGGTGATTATGCCCTGATCATCACGGGTGACAATCAAAGACTGAAGGTTGATTTCACGGTCAAATAAGGAGATTGTATGGCAAGACGATCGAACACAGGTATCCCAGGGTTATCATTCAGCTGGAAGCGGGCGCTCGGGATCACTTCCGCCAAGCGAAAAATTGCAAGGGCAACCGGGATACCGACATCCAGGCAGGGCCGGCAAGCTAAAATTGGCAGGATGACAGGCTGCCTCATTCCGACGCTCATCGCATTGTCCGTCCCGATCCTGATTCTGATTATTGTTTTCTAAATAAAAAAAAGACCCGACGCCACCCCGGGAAGAGTTCACGTCAGGTCAGATGCAAACCACCACAAGGGCGGCTTTCTGCTGCCATCATACCACAAGAGGAGGCGGCTATGGCAACCCCAGTATGGTCCGAAACAGAAAAGCGATGGAGATTGGACACGCACATCAACGGCAGGCGCCGGTGCTTTGTGTCCTCAAGGCCCGGCCGGGGCGGGATGGCAGAAGTGCGGCGGAAGTATGCCGCAGCCGTTGAAGGCGGGTCAGATAAAGCCGGATGGCGGGTCGCCCGCTGCTGGGATCTTTACCTGGACGATGTTGAGAAGCGCACAGGCAAGGGCGAGAACTGGATCCAGCGCGACAAGTACGGCAGGCTCTATATCCTGCCGGAGATCGGTCACCGCAAGGTTGGATCTGTCACGACCTATGATTGGCAGTCCGTCATCAACAATGCCAAACCAACGAGGAAGAACAAGAACGGCGAGCTGATCCGCAAGGAGCTGTCAAAAAAGGTCCTGAAAAATATCATGGGCACTATCACGGACTTCTGCGGCTTCGCCATGCGGTCAAGAATGATCGAGACCTTGCCTGATGGCCTCTATGTTCCCAAGAACGCGCCGGTTATCGGCAAGGAGATAATTCAGCCGAGCCAGCTCGAGGCCATCTATCGTGGCGCCGGATCTTACTGGTACGGATACGCTTGGCTGTTAATGATCGTCACCGGTTGGCGGCCAGGGGAAGTGCTGGGATTAAAGTATGCCGAAGTCGATGGCGAGATGCTGAAGGTGAATCAGGCGGTCAATTCCAGGCGCAAGGTGACAGACGGCAAGAACTGGCGGGCACGGCAGAAAAAGCACTATATCAATGAATTCTCTCGGGAAATAATTGCAGCCCAGAAGGCTAAGCTAGCCAAGAAGAGTATCATATCGCCCTGGTTATTTCCGTCGGAAGATGCGGAGCTGCCCAACCCTCACAGGTCCTACAAGCAGTGGAAGACCTTCACTGCTACGCTGGGCATCGATGTCCCGCCGTACTCCATGCGCCACACCCATGTCAGTATCATGAAGGAGCTGCCCATCGGCTGGCTCAAGACGATCCTGGGCCATGGCGCGGACATAGACACGTTCGGGATCTATGGCCATGTCGTTGATGGTGAGATCAAAGAGGCGTCGATCAAGACCGCTGAAATCCTCAAGCGACACATCAAAACGAGCTGAAAAAGTTGTAACGAAAAGTTGTAACTTTATTTGTCAGATATGGTTATCGGTCTAATTACTATCACCACAAACGGCCTATTATCAGACACTTTCACCGGACGTGGTTACGATCAAAGAGGTTCGAATCCCCTATGCTCCACCACCTTGAAACCTTACAGCCACAGCGGTTGTAAGGTTTTTTATTTTTAGGAAGTTGTAACAGAAGTTGTAACTTAGATTTTCTGGACAAAAAAAGCCCCCGATCAGGATTTTTCCTGGTCGAGGGCGTCTTCATAACCCGGCAGCAATGCCAGGTCGTATTTAGTTGGATGCAGCGGGCACCGGATCAAGGTTGCATCGTTGCAGGTGCCTTCCCACGTGGCAAGCTCACAGCGTCTTTCAGCGGCAGAATATGGACAGCTGAATGGCGGCCAGTTAGCCATTCCACCGGGCTTTGTTCGGCCTGACATCAACGTGAGTGAATGTCTTGTAGGTGCCGATCCCGCCCATGCCGATCTGGTCAGCGTAGGCCGCGACCTGCTGCGGCGTCACGCCGTCAACCAGGATATCGGCAGCGGTCCCAAGCACGTGCTGCGACTCGCTGGCCCCGCCAACCAAAGCATTATAGGCTTTCGTGCGGTAGCCGGAGTTTATGCGGACCGGTCGTCCAAAGTGATCACGGATTTTCTGCAGATAGTACGCCAGCTGTGTGTCGATCAGGATCGTGTCGCTGCCGTCTTTGCAGGCGAATTCAGCAACGGCAAAATTGGGAGCGAACTTCTTCTTCCCATCTACGTCTTTTGAAAATTTAGCTGTCGCCATCACTACCTCCCCTGGTCGAATCCACCAAACCTTCTGCCAGTGCATATCCAACGACAGTCGCGCCGGCCATGATGATTGCCGTGATCTGTGCCGCTTCCGACTCGGACCCGCCCAAGGCAATAAACAGGAGCGACACAAAGCTGGCCAAAGACAGCCAAAACTTCCTACTTGTCAATTTCGTTTTCCAATCGATCTGGTTCATTTGATTGGACCCCTTTCTTGATTTCAGCTTTTTTGATTCCTGCCAGTTGCCAGTATTCGCCAAACGCTGCAGCGAACACGGCGCCGATCAGGACGGACGGTTCAGACCCGGTGTGCCAGTAGATGGCCAGGACAGCGATAATGAAAAGGACCAGCACGATGCTGATCCCTGTCACAAGTTTTTTAGAGTATTTGGTTTTCTTAGCCATATTCACTTTCCTTGTCTTGCTCGATGAATTTATGATCGATCTTCCGGTGCTCATCGATGCGCTTGTGAGCTGATTTGGCGATCTCTCTAATTTCGGCAAGTTCAGCGACATGGGCAGTTCGCGTGCATTCGACACCTTCAATTCGTTTGTTCATGTCCTCTGTCAGCTTCTTGACAGTCGTGTTCACGTTATCCACCGAAGCCTTGAGTTCACGGAAAGCGATTTCAGACTCTTTTTCTTTCATCGCTTCTTCGGTTGCTTTTTTGACTTTGGCATCTGTTTCGGCTTTCGCATCTGTTCGCAGCTTTTTAATCTGAACAAAAACGCCCAGCACGATTCCAGCGATCACAAACAATCCTATGATTCCAGCAATAACCAAAATAGTTGCATCTGTAAGCTGTCCATTCGCCATCTGTCTATCCCTCGCTGCTTTGCAATTCTGCCAAAATCTGCTGCCGAATCAGTTCCTTTTTCTTTTCAGCGAGCAAAGCCTCTAATTGAGCGATTTCTTCCTCAAGCGTCGGCTCTGGAGCAAGCGTGGCGAGATATTCCTGGTAGTCCGGGTTTGATTCGTCCTTGGCAATAAAATCAATCACCCCATCGTCTCGCTCACGCTGGACAACCTCGACCCCGCCTAGAGTTGTTACTGTGTATTTCATCATGTCACTTCCTTCCCGCTGATGTAGTATTTGATTGCCGACGCTGCGCTGGCTGATCCCTCGATGAGTTCCGCAGCGCCGATGATCTGGTCGAGGCTGGATAGCATGTAGGTTTCATTCGCCGCCAGACTCTTACCGGACATGATCTCGATGCCATTGAGCTTCAGCGTGACCGTGACTGCAGCTGCCGTTGTGTTGCAAAGTATCAGCGACTTGACGATCGTGGTTGTCGATGTGGGGACGGTGTACAGGGTTGCATTGCTGTCAGACAGCGTGCCAGCCGCCAGCCTTTTGTTTGTTACCATTTACATTCCTCCCCATATCTCGGTATCGATCCAGTCTGCGTCATAGTCTGTTGCGGACAGTTTGGCCAGGATCTGACCCTTGGACCCGCCATCAGGCAACACAGCGCCATCAGCCATCTTTGCCAGGTGTCCGTTTAGCGTCTGCTCATCGCCCATGTACCCGCCAGCCACAGCCGCCTGGTAAGTGATTGCTCCGACCGAGCTTGCGCCGGATGATGAGCCGATATTGCCCGCTATGTAGTCCAGGAGTCGCCGCTGCCGGTTGGCTCCGCCCATGCGTCCGACATACTGGCTGGCAACCGTCTCTGGATTGTCCGGGTTGCTGATTGTGCCGCCGCTTGTCACCGTAAACGAAGTGAAATAGCCTGACTCACCGAATTGATGCTGGACCTCTGTGATGATTCCTGCCAGTCTTGGCGAATCGCCACCGGTGACATAGGCCACATCCCCGACCTGCAGCCAAGGCCGGAATGGGCTGTCAAACTTTTCGACTATGCCCGAATACTGCATGCCATCGACCAGCTGTGTGGCGATCCGGTCCATGTTGGCGTTGCTGCAGTCATCCGGAACATCTTGGTAGAACGTCCTGTGTCCAGCCAGGTACCAGCCGTCATAGTAGGGTACGTCAGCAAAGACCTTGCGAGGATTCGGGCCGTTTCGTCTGACGCACACCCGGCTGTAGACACCATCCATCTTGCGGGTGACGCTTCGGCTGAATACTTCGCTGCCACGGTCGAACGAGTAGATTCCGGTGCTGGCCACATTCGTGCGGATGAAGCTCGCTGAACCGATCACGATTGTGCCGTCCGGTTTATCGTCCATGTACCAGTCAGCAATGGCCAAGGCTGATGTGATGCCGTCCAGGTATTTATCCGAGTTGTTGAAGCTGAATGAACCGGTTGTGGCCGTGTCCTCGATGAGGATGCAGGCCGCCGGAACACCAGCGTCGGTCAGCATGGCCGTGAACACGCTGGTCAATGTCCCGCTGTAGCTGGTCCGCTCGTCGAATGTCTGGTTGGCCAGATGGAAACCCAGCCGGTTGCGGCCAGAGAAATTGAACTCTGCGCCTGTCTCACTGTATGGGCTGTCCTCGATGTGGAACTGGCCCATGTCGTATGGATCGGAATCACCAGCCATGAAGCGCAGCCTGATCCGGTTGCCAGGCGCGAACAGCGTCAAAACGTCGTCGTCAAAAGCGGTCTTGTCGGCATTCATCAACGTGACTCGTCCGGCCTTGATCTGGTTATCTGCCTGCAGCTGCTGCTCGCCGGATTTTAGCCAGGTGCTGACATCCATCATGTAGGCATAAAGCAAGAGGACGACATCAGCGTTGTGCTGTGCCGTCCCCCATAGATGCCCGTTGTATGTGTGTTCCAGATCGAGCTTGCTGTATCCACTGTCGCTGATCGCTATCTCCGATTCCCAATCAACGTCCTGCCATTGCCCTTCATCAACTGTGCCGAGCTGAGTCTTGATATACCCGCCGTCAGTGTAGATACTCTGGCACGCTTCGTCAAAGTAGCTTGTCGGGATTCCCGGCGTGGCAGCAGCATCGACCTGTCGATAAAAG